TCGTCAAACATCTCCTTCTGGAGAGCAGCAGAACGATCAGCAGCAGCGGCCTGAGTGCCTGCGGCGCTCTGAGCACCGCTGCTTGAGATCAGACCGCCCAAGAGGGCGCTGCCGCCCATGAATGCTTGTCCAGCAGTGATGCCGAAAGTCATGCTGCCACCTTTTCCGTTATGTCGCCCAGAAGGCCCATCTCATCGTATGTTGGCGAGATGAGTTCTGATTCTATCGCGTCTAGCTCCGAGTGCTTGGTCATATGCACCGTCACCCAGATCGTGTCTTCTTCCGCGTACACCGCTCGCTTCAGCCCTTCTTCAGAGACAAAGGTGCAGGGCGCTTCAAAGTACTTCTTGCCAAACTCGGTGCTGACCGACACTTTGCCCTGTATGATGAAATTCAGGTGCTGGTGCCGGTGGATCTTTCCAATGATCAGCGTCCCCTGCGGGATGAACATTTGTCTGGCGTAGGTCCGGCACCCGTACTCTTCATGCATGGGCGAGAAAGTGTGCGTCAGGGTGCAGTCAGGCAATCGATCCGGCATATCGCCGTCAGCGATCATTTTCTGCATCCCCTCTTGTACGGTCAAGATGTTCTGCCGAAATTTGACTTTCGACGGAGTGTTCTTCGCAAGGGCAAAGAACTCTGGACCGTAGGTCACCTTCATGTCAGCACTTCCACTTCTTCAGCGCCAATGCCTTGCGGGTAGGCTGCCAGGCGGGGGTCTTCATGGCTTATGCAGCAGTGGTAACCGCTGTCCAGGTGGTTGAGCCGTTGGTGTTGACGTACATCCGGGTGCTGGTGCTGCTACCGTCCGAGCGCAGGTAGAGCGAGCCTTGAGCAGCGGACACCGTAGGCGCACCAGACCCGTAGAAGATACCGAAGTTGGCGGTGCTGGAGAAGTTCAGCGCTTGCGTTTGCGATCCACCAGCAGGAATTGCCGAGAGCTGGTTGACCCGGACGTTGGCGTAGACGTTGACCGCGCCATCAGGGTCAATGATCATCCGCGTGGATGCGCTAGTAGAGCCTGCGTTTGTTGTGCTGAACCCAATCAACGTCGGCAGGCTTGTCGATGAGGTAGCGCCCCAAGTGGCTGATGGGCCAATCTTGCCGTACACCAGAGCAGTGCCGATAGCGGTGGTTCCGTTGGACCCGTAGAACAACACCTGCCCAAGCGTGTCGTCATTTGCTACCAAGTCAAAAGAAGTTGCAGTGGTGCCGCGAGTTTTGACCAACAGAAGATTGGCGCCAGTAGAGTCGTTGGAATAACCCCGCTGCACGATGTTCTGTGCGCCGGTAGATGCCGACCCATACACCTGTAGCCCTTGAACCCCTGCGCTGCTTGTAACGCCCACCAGAATCTTGCTGCTTGCTGTTACCTGGGTAAACGATCCAGCAGCGGCTGTCGTAGCCCCGACCGTCCCGTTGATGTTGAACGCAGTCGCCGTGCCGGTGATGTTCGTACCGACAAGAGTCGTTGGCGTCCCTAGGTCAGGCGTCACCAGCGCGGGGCTAGTGAATAGCTGCGTGACGGTCGCCTTGTTCGTGACCCCACTCTGGACGATAGGCAGCAGGTTCGCGCCAGCTACTGCTGATGCAACGGGGAGGTCAGAGATTTTCGTGCCCATGATGAGGCTCCTTATTGTAAAACGCCAGAGGCTTTGAGGTCGGTAATCAAAGTGCCAAGTACAGTGGCAACGGCGCCCACTGCATCAGCGGTGTTTAGTGCTCGGTCAGGTATCCCAGCGCCCGTCACCGTGTAGGCGTTGGCCGTCTGCATCCCGCCGAACGGATACCAAGTGCCTGGCGTCCCGCTTGATACGCAAGTCCAGCCCATCGGAGCGCCAGCAACAGGGAATTCAACCAAGAGCTTGTCGCCTTGCAGCCAAGAGCCTGTCACCGGGGCGGCAGAACCAAAGAACTCGCGTTGCGAAGTGCCTCTGCCTGGGATGGCTGTGGTGATGCCGGCGTAGCTATTTGCGCTAACGGCAGACCCGCTATCGTTGTTGAGTAACGACCGCAACGCGTAGATGTTTGGCGTGTCGTTCCAAAGCGCGATGCCTGCGCTTGATGCCCGCAAAATGATATTGCGGTCCATCACAAACTGGCGCTTGTCACCCGAGGCCAATTGGATGCCGTACAGCATCTTGGTTGATGTGGCCTCGCCAATGACGGTGTTGTACGAGCAGTCAACGCCGCCGTTGCTATCGAGCAAGATGCCCGAGTTGCCGCCACTGGTTGGTACGCCGGCCAGCCCTGGGCTGGTCAACGTGTTGTTCCTGACCCGGCAAGACTTCAGCGGCGCAAACACCGCAACGCCGTTGTACTGGACGTTGGAAACGTTGTTGTTCAGGAAGTCTACGTTGGCAACGTACAACCCGTACAAGCCGTTGCGCCCGCAGGTGTCGATCACGTTGTCGGCGACCACTACATTCTTGACGTAGCGCAGGCTGATGCCGTCTTGGTCAATGTTGCGGATGGAGTTGCCGGTGATGGTGACGTTATTGCCGTACATCGCCTTGGTGACCGTGCCGCCGCTGGTGTAGGCAGTCCAAGTCGAGGTGTTGAGTTGAACGTCTTGGTAAGTGGTGACCGTGAAGGTTGTTACGAGCGGCGTGGTGGCGACAACGAAGGTGTCGTTGACCGTGTTGGCAACCGCGTAGTTGACCACCGCCGTGCCGCCGCTGACCCATGCGCCTGACGCAGTGGTGTCCACCGGGACGCCGGCCAGCGAGATGGAGAAGGTGTTCAGCGCCGGCGTGGTGTTGATGACGAAGGTGCCGTTGACGCCCGTTGTCCCGACAACGCCGGAGATCACAACCGTGTTGCCGACCTGGAAGCCATGCGATGCGGTGGTGGTGAAGACGCCGGGGTTGGCGTTCGTGATGCCCGAGATGGTCCTGCTATCAACCGAGATCATGCCCGACACACCGCTGATGCTGATGACATCGCCGGAGCTAAGGCCGTGCGCCGCTACGGTGGTGAACACCGCAATGGCTGCGTTGGTGATGCCGGAAAGCGTGCCTACGGTTGCCGGTGCCGAGTTGTACACCAAGATGCCATCGCCGCTGATGAAGGGCGCTGCCGTGCCGGTGTTCTCAATGACGTTGCCAATGATTGTCATGTCGGTGGGCAACTGCGTCAGCACAGGATCGTTGTACCACTGCACCTTCATGCCGATGCCGCAGGTGTCGTGGATGACGTTGTTGCTGATGGTCAGGCGCTGGATGCCGGTATCGCAATACATGCCGTGCTCAACAAGCGTGTTCTTGATGATGTTGCCATCGATTACAACGTCCGTAGACTCCTGGCCAACAATGATTCCCTGCGCTGTGTCTTGGATCGTGTTGCCGCGAATGGTGACGCCGTTGCCAAGGATCGTGACGCCGGTGCAGTTGCGGTTTCCCGCTGTAGGCGCGCCCAGCACCGCAACGCCAGGCCCGGTGATAAAGTTGTCGATGAACTCAATGTTCGTGCCCGCAAGCGCCACCATCAACGGCGAGTAGCAGAACCCAATGAACGTGTTGTTGCGGACAGATAGGTTGATAGCGGACGCGCCGCGCACGCAGATGGCGAGTGAGCCCGCCGTGTTGGTGAACGGCGACTCGGCCTTGCCAACAAAGTTGCCGCCTGAGATGGTCACGCCGGTGGTGCTGCGCACATCGAACATCGGCGTTTGGTTGGCGGTCTGCGTGACCGTGGCGCCGTTGAAGATCAGCGTGCTGCCGGTCTGGACTGTCAGCGTCCCGTTGATGGTGTAGGTGTCACCAGCATCGCCGAAGTTGACGCACTTCGACGCAGCGAGCGCCGCATTGATGGCGGTGGTGGCGTCCATCGCACCAGTCGGGTCGGCCCCAAAATCTTGCACGCTGACGCTCTCGCGCAGTTTGGCTTGGACGGTAGTTGCTACTGCGCCGCTGCCGGCGGCTATGTAGCCGACCAACGATGAGCCGGTGCTGGCGGCAAGATCGGCGCCGCCGACCAAGCCCTCGATGCTATCGGCGGTCCAAATCTCTACGTCGGTAGAGTCGGTCAGCTTGAACTTGTACGCATCTGCGCCCAGCCACACTGCCGCTTCACCCCGGCTATCAAGGATGACCGGGTTGGAGTTGAACTGGGTGCCTGTCGCATCGGTATAGGTTGCCAGCAGCGTAGCGGTGCCCGCCGCGTAGGTGTAGAGCTTTCCACCAACCAACGGAACGCCGCCAGCGGTGAAGAACTGCATGATCGGGCTGGGCGTGAGGGTTGCGCTCATGTTATACCTGTTGTACGGTCAAAATCATCGACGGGGCTCGCGGGTGCGATGCGGATGCCGGATAGGTCAAAAGCTGAGTTGTACCATTATCGGTAATCCAATACAACTCAAAATAATCATTGGCAGCGGCTTGCAGAATATAATTCCACCCAATAACGGTATGCCCATTGATTGCGCCGTGTTTTTCTGGAGTTCCAACAATACCAGCAGAGTCGGCTATATTAACGCCATTCTGCCGAATCCATATGGTCACATCGTCAATTGAAGCAATAGGGTTTGATATTTGCGCGCTAAATTGTAAGTTGTAAATACCTGCGCGAGTTACAACAATTCTAGACGTTGGCGTCCCGATAGCTATGTTATACGATAAATCTGTCGAGTTGAACGTAATTGGTGTGGCTGTAAGGGCTACACCAGATTGGGTCGTGGTATCGTAAAACGAACCGTAGGCCTTGTCCGAGGCAATGGTAACCGAAGCAGCGCCGTTGGTGATTGCAATCCCGCTGCCCGCCGTCAGAGTCGCTTTGCCAAGCGTGTTGCCGGTGGTGTTGCCGATCAGTAGTTGACCGTTGGTGTAGGTGCTCTGTCCTGTGCCGCCGCTTGCGACGTTGAGCAGACCAGAGAGCGTGACGTTGCCGGTGGTTGGCGTGGCCGGCGTCAAGCCGGTGATGCCGCCAGACCAAGACAAGACACCCGTGTTGGCAAGGGTGATGCTGCCAGCGGCATTGGTCACCCCGATGCCGGCGCCTGGCGTCAATGTGTTGAGCGTGTACCCGACAGCGTTGCCAATGAGCAGTTGACCATCAGTTGGTATGGCCGACACGCCCGTGCCGCCATTGGCCGGCTGAATGGTGTTCTGGTTTTCCCCGACAATCGAGTACAGCCCATTGAAGAACCGAAACCACTCCGTCGACACTAGGCCCGTTCTGCCGTCAACGAGAGGCACGCGCGGCGCAGGGACTTGGGTAAGATTAAGCATTGGTCGGGGTGATGAACAACTCAGCGCCCATGATGGCGATCTTTACCGGGTCAGTGCCCGACACCTCATAGACCCGGTCGCGGAGCTTCTCAGTCATACCAAGGCGGCGCCAGATGGTGCGGTACCCGTACTGGCCAATGGCGCCCATTGAGCGCCAGTGCTCGTTTGACCAAGTGTGGCCACCATCGTCCGACCAGCGCAGCATAGCTTGGGGGTTGGCGCCTTGGGTAGTTGCTACCGATACCAAGATGTCCTCGCCCGACTCGGTCAACAAGTCGTCTGTTGCACCAAGCAGCGTGGCAAGAATATCCTCACTAGACTCGGTCAGCATATCGTCCGTCGCGCCAAGCAGCGTGGCAAGCAACTCAACGCTAGACTCAGTGTCTATGGCATCGCCTGTTTCCGTTACCAAAATTGGCGTATCGTAACTTTCAGCCAACAAAAGCGGCGTGAAGTAGCTCTCAGCCAGCAGGTTTGCCAACGGTGCTGATGGGTCAACACCGTTCAGCCCCACGCCAGTCTCGGCGTCGAGTTGCAGCGAGTGATGCGCCGTGCGCTTCAGATTGTTCTGGCCGGTCGGCAGCGCCCGCCATGACCGCAGCCATTTTTGTACTTGACCGTTGTCAGCGTAGACATCCAGATCAAACGAGTAGATGTTGCCGTTCTCAAAGTCGCCAACGATGATCGTGCCGCCGAAGTTGCACTGGCAGTTCGACCTGTGCCGGTACTGGTTCTCATCGCCGCTGGCGCGTTCGTGCCAGGCTTGCACCGACACATCGTAGACCCAGGTCTTGCTGGCTGACGGGAAGTTCAGGACGTAGAAGGCGTGGCCCTCTTGCTGGTAGGTGTAGGCTACCGCGTCAGAGATGTTGCCGTACTGAGCAATGGCGTACTCGATGGCGTGGGTCGAGACCCTGACGCCGCTGTAGCCGTTGTTCTTGTAGACGATGCCCTGCCCGCGAGCGTCAGTGCCCAGCCAGAACAGCGCGTTGTCGAGCTTGGCGATTGAGAACGCAGCAACGCAACCGATCTCGTTGAACGCGCCTTGGACAGGCGTCAACGGGAAGTTTGCTAGGCCGGCGTTGTACCAGACTTCGACCGAGTCAGTACCAAACACCCACATCTGCCGGTGGTCTACATTGATCGCCACCACACCGTCAGGCGAGCCATCGGCGCTGGAGAAGTCAGTTGAACTGAAGACCAGCGGGTAGATGTACTCTGGTGGGTTTGGTGGGTCAAGGAGTATGGTGTCAACGCTCCAGATGCGCTGACTGTTCGGCTCGTTGAAGACGAACAGATTGTCGATGTACGCGACAGTGACAGCGCCGGGGAAGTTGACATCTGTGATCTGGTCGAACGCACCCGTTGGCTCAAAGTAGGTGTAGCTTGGGCCGTTACAGGCAAAGAATATGACGGCACCGTTGTCCGCGATGGACACTGGGCCGGTGCCCGACACCGTGCCGATCAGTTCTGGCGTGCCATTTGTAGCGGCAAGCCTGAAGACTTGCGACCCCGAGACAACGTAGAAGTCCGACCCGTTGGTCTGGTGCGCCCACAAGCCCCGGATAGGCCCGGTGCCGACCGTCTGGAGGAACTGCAATCCTGGGGCGCGGTTCAGGAACCCAGCTTCCTTGCCGCCATCAGGGATGGCTTCGGGAAACAGGTTGACGAGCCTGTTGTCCGCAGCGTTGATGCTGCGGGCAACGTACGAGCTACCCAAAATGGGGGTCTTCACGCTTGACACCGCCCAGCTTGTTTAATATAATACGAGGCATGACTACCACACAACTTACGCAAGCCCGCCTGCAAGATTTGGTCAAGTATGACCGCGACACCGGCATTTTTACATGGAACATGATGCGGCGCCGATGTCGTCCTGGCGATAAAGCCGGATGCAGCATGCAAAACGGGTACGCCGGTATCCGGTTGGATGACACGCTGTACACCGCGCATCGATTGGCTTGGCTGTACGTCCACGGCGAATGGCCTGCTCGCCAACTTGACCATGTCAACGGAGTCCGCGCCGACAACAGACTTTGTAACCTGAGAGAAGCCACAAACGCTCAGAACGCGCAAAACCGTAAACGGGTAGACAACAAAAGCGGCTTTCCGGGCGTCCGCAAAGAAAACAGCAAATGGCTTGCTGAGATCAAAGTTGACTACAAACCGATTCGACTGGGTTTGTTTACGACGCCCGAAGCCGCGCACGATGTGTACCTTAAAGCCAAGCAAGAGTTGCACCCATTTAGCCGCCATCAATAGTTGCCTGCAAAAATATTATATCTTTGTCTAGAAGCTACGATGCTGTACGGCAGCGACATGATGTCATCCGGGTTGTTGATGCGCTTCAGGTTGCGCTTGGATGTCATGGCGATCCGAGAGACCTGCGGCGACGGCTCGACACCAAACTCAGCAGCGATCTCACAAGCCAGACAGTACCGGAACGCCCGCAGGTAGCCTGGCGGGAAGGACAACACCGTCGCCAGCGTGGCCGGCTGGGTCAACTCAGACACCGAGACAAAGTGCCACTCCAGCACCTTGGTAGGCACCGGGTAGATGTACATGTCGATGTTGGGGTATTCCATGTTGATCCAGATCACCTGTGGGTAGGTGCTGGTCACGGTCTTTACCGCAATACCGTTGTACTGCTGCTGGTTGAGAATCTTGATGCCAAACGAAATGTTGTTCGCGGGGTCGCGAAAGTACGTCGAATCGTCTAGCAAGATTGGCCGGTTGCCAACAAAGTCGCCGGTCGGGCCAAGCGTGCGACTAATAGCGCCGGGGGGCCACATGAACACCTGATCTTGGGTGCTGAACACCGCCAGACGCTCAGTGCTCCACGAATCAATCATCTGATTCATGGCGGTGAGCGCGTCCTGGGACGTAGCAGCGGAAGGCGTCTCACCCTCGGCAAGTTGGCCGATCAGGCGCAGCGCCCCGTTGATCTGGTCCCCGGCAGTGGTGGTCATTCAGACTCCTTGCGACGGCGCCTCAGTTCATTCACTGGTGCCTGCTCGCCCGGAGTATACCTTACCCAGCCGTTCTTCTCATCTTGCTCGGCCTCAAGTTCTGCCATAGCAACCTTGGTGCCGTGTACAGGGTGCTTCAGATAGATTACCACAGATCGCCCCTAAAATTTGGCCCTCCTGCGCCTTGTGAGCACAGGAGGGGAGTGCCTCAATTAGAGGCGGTACAACGCCCAAGTAGCATCGCCCGTTTTGCGAGCGCGGAAGCTTATTGAGGTGCCTGCGGTAGCAGCCACAGTCATAAGGCCTTGCGACCCAGAAGTGCCAATTGTCCAACCCGTACCGGCGGTCATCGTGATGACGCCGGAGCTTGAGCCATTAACGTTGATCACGGTGACGTCAAAAGACGAGTTGTTAGGCATGCTGGGAAACGCAGCGTCCATCAGAGCAGCAGTCGGCAGCGTGTACGCTGCTGCGCTGGAGCCTGGCGAGCCAAGAAGAATCCTAGTCGCCAACTGAGCCGCAGTCAACGTAGCGTCGCCGGCAGCAATTGAAGTTGGCGTGGGTTGCGCAACAAACAGAATTTCGCCAGTGTTGCCGTCACCGAGTTGGTAACCGCCAGAACCATTAGGGAGAGCCATGATAATTTCCTTTTAAGAAGATGGTTGAAACAGGGCCAAAGCCCCATCTCAAGTTAGCCCCAGAGGCGCACGGCCATTTGCGGACGGATGACGCTGAAGCCGTACAGAACGTCAATACGACAAGGCATACGGTCATTGTTGATGTCGTACTGACGAACAATACGCATCGAGATGCCGTTATGGACCTGGCGCGAAGCCATGTCCACACCCTGCGGCAGCAAGAGGTCAGCTGTTGCGAAGGTGATCGCATTCTTCTGGTAGATCAGATTCTGCGGGTAGCCCGTGGAGGCTGCGCCGACGAAAGTGACCGCTGCGTTGTTCGCAGGGAACGCATCGATGGTTGCCAGCGCGTTGCTGGAGGTGTACATGGGCGGCGAAATTGCCATGTTTGCCATGTCAGCGCCGGATGCGGTCTGGGCAACGGTCACCACAAACTGCTGCAAACTGCCGGTCGATTGGCGGGTCTGCGGGTTGACGCTGTACACACCAGCAATCGTGAACACATCACCAACAGTAACGGTAGTGTCGCTGGTAAAGCCGTCCAGAGTGATGGTGGCCTGACCTTGGGTAAAGGACGTTGCATTGACCAAGGTGGTGCCGGCGCGTGACCCAGTGGTGTGGTTCCCAATCGACTGCGACATGTTGACTTCGTCGTAGCCCAGAACGCCAGTGCCCATCATGCCTGCGGTGAACTGCCGGCTGATAGTAGACGTTGGGTTGAAGAAGCCCTTCATGCCCTCGACCAAGTTCGCATTGGCGGCGGGGTTCACCGTCGCGTAGCGGTCGTTCATCGGCGAAGCGTACTCGTTCAGCTTCTGGTTGCCTTGCAGCAGGACCAACGAGGTGGACGGCGTGGTGCCAGGCGTGCCAACAGTCGAGAAAATCGACTTGTAGGAGTTGGCGACATCGGCATCGATGCTGGAGGCCAACTGCGAGATACGGGGTTTGAGAACCCGTTCCGCGAAGTCGTCCAACTGCATGGTCAGTTCAGCAGATGTGAAGTTGACACCGATGTGCTTCTGGCTTGCGACCGTCAGCGTGGTGTACTGCTCGTTGTCGTCCTGAACTTGCAGGGCGGCGCCATCGGTCACCAGAGCGCGGTCGGGCAAACGAATGCGCAGGGTGGAGCCGATCTTTGCACCTTCAACGGCGAACGAATCGTCGTATTGGCGGTTGACGTTGCGGGTGAGCACCAGGTTGTTCTCGAGAATTTCGAGAGCCTTCCTGGTGATCATGTCAATGGTAAGAATGCTGTTAGCCACTTTGAATCCTTAAAAAATTAGCGGAGGCGAGCTTCCATCTTTTTTATCTGTCGAGCGCGGTCGGCTGCGATCCATTCTGAAGTGCTCATCGACTTGATGGAGCGTGGATCAGTTGTATCGTAGGTCGATGCGCCCTTGCTGCTGGCCGTGACAGGCGTAAAAGGTGGGGGAGCACTAGAAGTCTTTTTGACCATTGGTTCCGAAGCCAGTTTGGCCTCGATACGTCCGATCTCTTTGGCTTGCACATAAGGCGCCAAGCGGGAAATACGATCTGCTTCTTTCGGATTGGCACCGAGGTAGTAGGCTACATCAGGGCCAATATCCGACGATTGGATCGTCTGTGCCATCACGGTCGTGATCTTGAGGCTTGGATTGTACGCGACCTGTTCAAAGTCATCGTACTTGTTCCGTGCCTCTTCTTCCCTGTCGTGATAAGCACCGAGAACTTCTGTCTGCTGGCGCTGCACATCCCGTTCGTAGAGTAGTTGCTCGGCCTTCTTCATCGCCAATGCATCGGCGTAGGATTCAGTCGAGTCAAACTGCTCTGGTCTGGGGTCAGCAGCGACGACAACGGGGACAACACGCTCTCGTTCCCACTTTCGTTGCTCGCGTGCGAGCCTCTTTCCTATCGCAGCGTCCAACTCTTCTTGAGTGAACGCCTTTACCGGCTGTGCTTCTACGGGTTCAGGTGCCGCCGTGGCTTCCTGTTCCGGCGCGGGTACTTCCGCTAGTACTTCTTCAGACATTGTGTGAATCCTTCGATTCCCTGGTGAGCCGCACCAGTACGGGTGTTACGGGTTAGATTGAGCGTCTTCGTATTTGAACACAGCCCCGACAGTCGTGGCAACGTAGGTATTGCTGCCGATGAGGTTGTAAAGCACTGAACTGCTGCGCACCTTGAAACCGTTTGCCAGCTTGTCGGCATGGGTTCCAAAGGTCACCGCGTTGCCGTTGATGGTCATCGCCGTGGGCGTGCCGTTTAAGAACACAAAAGGCCCGTCAGTGCTAAGGTTGCCGGTGAACGTGCCGCTGGTGGTGACTGTGCCTGCAGCGATGTTGAAAGTGTTGAGTGGGAGAAAACCGCTGGGGGCGGTGTAGACGAAGGGTTGCTGGCCGAAGTTGATAGACGCAGTTGCGATGTTGTAACAAGACACGCCAAGGAACCATGTCCCCGCTGCCAAACTAGAAAACGCAACGCCTTGGCTTACGTTGTTTTTGTAAAACGTAACTGACCCAGCAGTTGCATCAAAAGCAATACCAACTACATCATTGTCAGCAACCGTCGCACCATAAGCAACGCCAGCGTTATTGTTATATTTTTGCCCGTCATAGCCATAGTAGCTGTAGCCATTTGCATTTTGCCCTAAAAACCCTGTTGGGGCGGTATTTTGTGTTAGGCCAAAATGAATGCCTGATGACACCGACCCGCTTTTAGGAGTTACTTCAAAATACCATTTGCCAGAAGTAACAGCAATTGTTCCAAGGCGTGTTCCCCATGCAACACTAGGGCCAAGCAAATTCAAATTAGCGCCAGACAGCGTACCCGCACCGTTTTGCAACGGATTCAGCACAGCATAATTCGCCACCGTAGCCGAGGTCAGTGTCGGCACATCAGTCAGTGAGTCGTATGTGGACCCGGCAGTGAGGCTGATGTTGTTGGGTGTCCAGTTGTTACCGTTGCCGCTGGAGTCTGCTACGAGGGTAGATGTGCTGGTGGTGTTGGTGAACGGCAAATAGAAGCCATTGGTCCCGTATGTCCCGGCGTACTTGATGGGGAGCCACTGGTTGTATGTGCTGGATGCGCCGAAGGCTGTGGGGGCTAGGGCTTGACCGTCTACGAAGTTGACCTCGGCCATTTCGCCGTCGAAGCCGCCACCATACCCACCGCCTGCACCTACATAAGCACCAAGCTCATGGGCAACAGCAGAATTGGCTATTGATGCGGTATTTTGCGTTGGAACTGTACTGCCGCTAAACGAACTAATTTGAACGCCGTTAACCCACAACTGCAGCCGATCCGTAGGAGTTCCAGCTAATGTTGCCGTTGCGCTAGTTGTATTCCAAACTGCAACTATGTGATACCAAGCGGCGGGGTCACGAAATACTTGGGTTGTGGTAAGCCTAGCGTTAATTGTAGATTGCTTGTTTACAAAATCTAGCGTGTTTGCGCTAACAGCGCCGATATCTATTATGGTGTAATTTGCAGTAGAAGGGTCACCGCAAAACAATGTGTATTGCGACGATCCAATTAATCCAAGTTTGACCCACGCACTCCATGTCCAAGTAGTTCCAGAAGTAGGAGTTGTCAACGTCCTGTTCAAATACGCACTTGCACTAGACCGGAAGCGCAGGGATTTGGCTAGCAGGTAGTCCGCACTGCCACCGGCGCCCCCGCCGGTGTCAATATGGATCAACCCCTGGACGCCCAAGGCGATGCTGTTCTGGGCGCCAAGGAAGCTCATTGCTTGTTCACCGGCTTCGTGTAGAGGTCACCAGCAGCAGCGACTTGGATCGCACTGACACGCCACGGAGCGCCAGTGCCAGTCGGAATCTTGAACGGAATGGCCACGTTCGCAGGCACATACGTCCCATCGGTAGCCGAGGCAGTCACGCCCTCGCCCACCAGCACATACGCCGCCGAGGTGACCGTCACCACCACGCCTTGAGGCCCAGCAGGCCAGGTGCCTGTGGAGCCAGCAGTGCCGGTGTAGGCGACCGTCTTAGGACCGAGTTGCGTGCCGATGCACGGGTTGAGCATTTCCATCAGTTACCCCAAGAATTTCAATTTGTAGAGCGTTCGGAGATAAATCTCGACAATGTTGTCGATCAACTGCTGCAACGCTGAGTCAGTCTTGTCGCATACGTCATACCGCACAGACTCAATCTCATCCAACTGCGCTTGCAAGAACTCGACAATATTAGTCGTTTTCTTGGATGATTGCAAAGTGATCCCGCCGATCAGCCCGTACCGGCCCTG